ACAAAACCATAAGTTGTTGTATCATGGAATCCAATATATTTCTTTACTTGGCCGGCGTGTCTTGCTAGTTCTTGTGATAACTGAGCATACGTATGGGCGGTGTCAATAAACAAGAAATCGGTTGGTTCAATTACGAAACCATCTTCTAATGTACTTTGGTGTAGGAACACAAACTCAATACCGTTTTCTTCTGCTAATTGTTTAGCTTCTGGTAAATTTGGTGAAACATAGACATCTATACCAACAAATTTCTTAGGCTTTGCACCTAGAAAGGCCCATGTACTGGTAATTTCTCTGGTACCCATTTCTGTGATATGTTCACATCCTAATGAGTATTTGTGGAGTGTTGGAATATGTTCATTGATATCACATACTGCGCTACACTTCTGTTCGTATTTTTCTTTGATTTTCTGCATAAGTCTTCACTTCGTAAAATGTGTTAGCCAAAAGTTGGCCATAATGTGAACACAGGTGACCATTTCTACTATTCGCATAAACCACCACAAATTGTCACGTTCTGGATGTTTCATATTATCTTTTATATGGAGCGGATTCTCAGAATCGAACTGAGGACAGAAGGTTGGAAACCTACAGTTTTGCCACTAAACTAAATCCGCGGAACTGGAGCGGTGGTCTGCTTTGCACAGATAACAAAGAGGGGAACTCAAAGTCGTACTATTACACACCGCATTTCATAAAACAATTATACTACAATAATAATAATTTGTCAAGCACATTTAATTTAATAATTGTTATTGACTAATTTTTATAATATGTATTATATATCAAACATCATATACTGTCAAGCGGGATTTCTCCCGCCTGAACTTTAATTACCTATCAGAATTTTACGAGGTTTCTTTTCTTCTGGAATAATATTGACCAAAGATATAACCAATAGACCATCCACAATGTCGGCTGATTTAATTATAATGGAATCAGATAATCTAAAATTGTGAGTGAAATCTCTAGTACCAATACCTTTGTGTAGGTATTCTTTTTCATCCACATCAATTGTTTTTCCAGTTACAATCAATTTACTATTTTCAAATGATATATCTAATTCATCACGCTTGAAACCAGCAACAGCAATTTCAATTGAATAATTGGTGTCATCGGTTTTAATAATATTATATGGGGGATAGCTTTGGGTGTATTTCTTTCCTTCTGTTAATAAATGGTCAAATTCATTAATGGTCGAAAAGAGTCTGTCGAAACCTACAGTTGTAGGTAATAGGGAACGGTATAAATCTACCATGATTTTTCTCCTTAAATTAAGCAAGTTTTTTAAAATTGTTTACCCCGAAGGCATAAACTACTGGTTACGGTATCCAGTGACATCATACGCTATGTCCGCTTTAAAGCGCTTCGTAATCTTAGCGGTCCTAAGGTGAAGCCTATAAATTTATTTATACGATATTTGCAATGGTTTCATATAAAGATTGGTAAGAATCTTTAAATTTATATACCTCTTGCATTTTGTCGGTGTTTAATACACAATTACTTCTTGGTGCTACAGTGATAGAATCAAACTCGTCTGGAGTCATCCATTGTTTGTCCAACTCTAATAGAGTAGCAATCTGTTCAGTTGTGACCCCATTTGGATTTACAGCATTATATATTCCTGGTTTTGGTTTATATAAAGCAAAATGAACGGCAGCCTTGGCTACTTCTTGTACATTACTTACACTATTAACATTATTAATTAGCTTGTCATATTTTGTAAGTTTTGATAATAGGTTTTTAGGGTCTTTATCGGGACCAAATGGCATACGAATTCTGAATAAGTAAGAACGATTAGCATATTGTTCTGACCACAACTCTTGAAACAATGCTTTAGAAGCACTATAAAAAGAAGCATTATCAAATGTAAAGTTGGGTGTATCTTCTTCTAACCAACCGCCATCAACATAACCAGTATAAACACAACCACTGGTGATATGTAAAACAGGAATATCTCGTTGTTGAGCTTGTCGGTCTAATCGCAAAGGAAATAATACATTACCTTGAATGGTCTTGTCTTTATCAAATTCACAGGCGTCCACATTAGGAACTCCAGTAAACCCTGCAGCATTGATTATGAATTTAGTATCCCATGGAATACCATCGGTGTGGTGAGTCCAATTAAATTTAATTTGTTGTGAAATCAATTCTTCAGATATGTATTTTGCAACGTATCCGTGGCCAATCAATGTTATCATATTCTCTCCATAATAAAAGTGGGGTTTGACAGGTTATCCACACCTGATTAACGGTCCTAGGCGTTAATACCGGAGTTTAAACGACTTGACAACACCGACTCTAAAGACCGGATGTGAGAGGTTGTTTAAACATTGTATAACTATTTAGTAGACCTATTTGTGTTACCTTTTAATCCTTTAGATATTTTTTGTTTAGTATCTAAAGTATGCCATTCTTTATTATTACTCTTACGACTTTGTTTCCAATTATCTATTGCTTCTTTAGACTTTTTAACACCCATCATAGCCTCTGACCTTTTTTTATTTGCCTTAGCTAAAGTTCCATCTTTTCTTTGTCTTTCGCTTCTTTTTAAAGCAGCTTGACGAATATTCTCAATTTGTTCAGGTGTTCGTTTACGACCTTTATTGGCCATACCTTGTTTTAATCTAAGTATTTCTTCTTGTCCTAATCGTCCAGATAAAGCTTGGTAAGCGCACCAATCTTGCCAATGGCCAAGTTCTTCATATAATTTTTTATGAGCTTCGGCATGTTCGTCAATAGTTAATTCAATAAGATTTGACGGGTCATCGGTTCCACCCATATGTTTTGGTATAATGTGATGTATATGTTTCATACATTTATTTATACAATTGTAACTTCTAAACTGAATAAAATTGATAAAAAAGCCGCTGATTTTCTACGATGGTTCAGCGGCTGAAACCTCTATAAATCTATAGACGTTGGTTTATAGACTAACGGTTCATCACATAAAGCGTTACTTCAAATCCAAATCTCATTTCTGTAGCAGCAGGTTTAGTCCACATGGTAAATCTCCTAAATGTGTTAACGAAAATATACAATTACACCTTTATGTATATTATAAGACACATTTTCTATATAGAGAAAATCATTAACTTAGTCTGCGTAATTCTTAGTAATTGGTTTCTTACCTATATTATACTTAGTCACCAAGTTCCAATCATTCTTTTCTTTATAAGGAATAATTTTAACCTGTGATAAGGATACAGTTAATTCTTCTGTTTGTTCTGGCCTAACAATATCAATCAAATCCCATTCCTCTAACAGATTGGCAATGGTATTTCTACGAGCTAGGTCATTCTCTGTTATGTCTGATGGCTTTCCATCTAAAGCAAATAGTTCTTTGAAATGAACAATGTAATATTTGCCTTGTTTATGTAAAATATGACAAGATTGATAAAGTGTATTATCCTTCTTTGATGCCAGTCCAATACGGGTTAGGGTTTCTTTGACCTTAAGAAAGTCATCTTTCTCATTCAAGGTCACTTCAACCATATCTTCTATACGAATCATTATTTGGTCACTCCACCTTTATTTGTTTTTTCTTTTATTAAAGTGATATGTTCATCGTTTAAAACTCGCAAAGCTTGTTTGGCTTTCTCATTTGAGAATCCAAAATATTCTTTGATGGGTTCTAAATCTTTATTAACTTCAGCTTTCTGCCACGGTTGATACTTTCGTTTCATAGACCTTACGTTATTTATGTAGTATTGGAATTGTAAATCATTATCCAATCCATTGAACATATTCATCTCATTGGCATAATAAATGCAATCCATATGAAATGATAGTGCTTTGTTTACAATAAAGGCATCGTATTTCTTTACATCTTGTTCATCTTGTAATACATTCTTCTTTGTTTGTAATATGGCTGGTATAACTTCTTTAAATAAATCAGCCATTATTTAAACTCCAAGTCCACCATAAACTCAGTTAGACAAGCAACTAAATTAATCTCTTGGTCAGCAACAAAAGCGGCCTGATATTGATATCGTGCTAGCGTAACAACAGCTTGAGGAATAGACTCGGGTTTTAAACTCTCGTACATGGAATCATAGATTTTACGATAGATACGAACTGGGTCATTATCCAAATTCTGTGTAACCCATTTGCGCATTGCCGTGAAATCTTTTTCTTTTAGATTGGACAATAAACTAGCCAATGATATTTCAGAAACATTAGCTAGAATACCTTTATCTATGACACCAGAAACGGCATATCGTTGTAGTTCATTTAACACTCTACGGTTGTCTGGAAAGTGTTTGGTGATGACTGCGGCCACAACATCTTTATCGTATGTGACATTTTCTTGCTCAAGAATCCATTCCACACGTTTAAAAAATTGTGTTGCTAATTTAGCTTTACTGCCATTAGCTTTGAAATCAATTACAGTGCAACGTGAATGAATTGGGTCAATAATACGATTTTTGTAATTACATGTAAATATGAAAGAACAATTACCAGCGAATTCTTCAATTGCACCACGAAGAGCTGGTTGTGTTGAGTTTGGATTTAAGTAATCAGCCTCGTCTATAATGATTACCTTGCGGCCACCAGAAAGGGACACAGAAGATGCGTAGTTCTTAATTTTATTGCGAAGGACATCGATTCCAGACTCGTCAGACCCATTGATAACAATGAAGTCACAACCAACTTCATTACACAAAGCTTTTGCAATTGTAGTTTTACCTACGCCGGCAGAACCTGATAATAATAGATTAGGGATTTCTTTGCGATTCACGTACTCTTGGAATGTTGCTTTTGTTGCATCTGGAAGAATACAATCTTCCACTTTTTTAGGACGATACTTCTCGGTCCAAAGAATTTGTTCACTCATAAACTACTCCATAATAAAGTTACCGCTCAGTAATATTTTACTATTAACTGAGCGGATTTAATCAAAATATTACCGCTCAGTAACTATTTTACTTCTGTTACACCAATATATAATGCTTCAAATTCCTTGTCTTCAACCACTTGTTGGCTGAAAGAATTCTTGTGATGTACCTTAGCCAATCGTTTTACAATTTTCTTAGGAATTTTATATTGGTCGTACACCACATCAACTATATCTTTAATTGCTAATGTTTCACCTTCAATCTTTTGTAAGTGGATTGAAATTTCTTGTAGTGAATCTCGGATAATCTTTAAATCATCTTCTTTAAAATCACCAAATATTGTATTTACTTGTGTCATAATTAATCTCTTTCATTTAAACGGGCAACAACATCCATATAATTATCAGTAACATTAAAAGTTGTGCCAGTTAAACAATAAATGGTTGTAACTTTAATTTTTTTATGTTTAGGGACTTCTAATTCAGAAACATATACAGAAACCACATGGTCGCAATTAATGGCAATAGAATTATCTGCATTGCCTTCGTATTGATTTGTAAAGTATTTTAACCCCATATTAATCCTCGAAGGTAGAACCAGCTTCAGTGGCAATCCAATATTGAATATTATCTTTAGTATTCGTGAAATGAGCAATACCTTTAGATGAAATTTCCACAGAGTAAGCACCAGGAATCATTTTAAGATTTTCTGTTTTAAAGATTAGTTTAAATTTCTTATCTGTTTTTAGACCAATATCTAATGAATTAGTTGGTGCTGAATTATCGGCAGCATCAAAACACTCAAGTGAAACGTTTTCTTTGTCGCCTTCTACAGCTACATTTGGTGAACGTAAGATAGCGGCTGTTTTTTGAATCCATGCCAAATCATCTTCAGTAAAATCAAATGAAACATCAACTGATGGTAATGTAATACGTTTCTCGGGTGGAGAAATAATCATTGACGCTTCAGCAAAACGATATTTAATTTTAGAACGGCCACCAAGGAATTTAATAACAGCATTTTTGCCGTCAAAATCGATTTCGGGGTCTTTGTTCAAGGTCAATACAGATAAGAAGTTATTCAAATCATGTACACCAAAATCTTGTGGAAATTCATCAGTTACAACAGCTTCACATAAAATGTTTTTCTGTGGTGACATTGTTGAAATTACATTACCCTGTTTAAAATATAAACCTGGATTAATTGAAGAGAAATTCTTCAATACTTCTACTGTTTTTGCACTAAACTTCATTTACTACTCCTTCATTATGTAACATATTAATAGTATCACGGTTTTCAATTTCAGTCAAGACATTAAAAACCGTTCTTTTCAAATCAATCAATGTACCGTCATTTTCAATGGTATAATCTATCTTTTGTCCAATCCACGACCATTCAGAAACATGGACATTCGGATGGTACATTTGCATCAAACCACTGTTTAATTTATTGGTGTGATAAGCATTGTCATACCATTCGGGTCGTTCTCCGCGTTTAACCTCAATAATAACACCACCATTTTTACGTATGAATTCAATCTCATTTGGAAAACGAGTATCTGTAATTACCACTTTAGGTAATTGTTTGATACGGTTCTCTAGAGCATAAATCCAAACATCTTTATGAAAAACATCTCGGCCAGCTTCGGTACCTAGCAACTGAAGTGCTAGACGAGGAGAAAAATCATAACCAAAGCGAGAAGACCAAAATTCATCTTTTTGTTCACGAAACAATCGTGATATATCGGTATCACCTTCAAGTAAAGCTCGGTCCCAACCAAATAGGACCGAGGCTGTATCTTTTAATGCACCGGCAAAACTAGCTTGTTTATATCCGTGCAAGCGCAGAAGTTCTCCAACTGTTCCTTTGCCTGCACCAATAAACCCAACCAATCCAATAATCATTACATTTCACCTACATAATTCGCAATTGCTGGCATGTCACCTAAGAAATGATATGTGCCAATATGAGCAGTTCTCATCCAAGGACATAACCAAATTTTGCCACCCATCTTACGCCACATTTGACAGAACATATAATCTTCTGAAAGATAACGGTCAGAACCACCTCCGGTGATACTTTCTTTAGTATCAATTACGGTATCAAAGAATGCGTGGATATATCGAGTACCATCAAAGTTTGCCTGACCTACATGGTCTGGTTTGTAATGAATTTGTGGATATTCTTTTGCCATGCTATCAAACACTTCACGTTTAACCATCATAAAACCAGTACCAATTTCTAACACTTCCAATGGGTCTGAAATTGAGAATTGTGATGTACCTTTAACTGGATTGAATACAAAATCACCAACTAGTTTTTCTAATTCACCAATTGCAATATCTGGATTCTTTTTCAAAGCTGTTAAGATATTTTTCCATTTGATGGCTTTCTTAGGATATGGGCCGCCAATAACATCACGGTCTAGAGCCAACATAGCAATCACATCTTGTGGATTAAAATGAACATCTGAATCCAAGAATAACATATGAGTACAATCTGAACGATGAACGAATTCATCTACCAAATAATTCCTAGCACGTGTAATTAATGATTCATTGAATAAGAATGAAAACTTAGCTGTCACTCCATATTGAAATAAAAGACCTTGTAAGTCCAAACAAGCTTTCATATAAAGTCCATGGTTCATGCCGCCATACATTGGCGTGGCAATAAACAGACTTTTTTTCTGTAATTCTTCTTTCGAAACTTTGATTTCCATAATATATCCTTATTGATAGTTTTATAATAATACTACAAACCTACTTGCCTGTCAAGTCCATTAACGACCAACTTGAGGTAAATATTTTTCTTTTGTTTCTTCCCATGAAAGATATATCAAATCATCGTAGAACAAATTTTCATAAGATACTGTATTCTTTTTCTTTAACATTGAAATACGACCTTTGGCATAATCTTTCTTCCAAATAGCAGTTAAAGCCTCAGTGCTAGTGTCAAAACTCTTAGTCAAATCTCTAAATGATTTTTCTTTACGTAGGAATTCATAAGCATCATCATACAATGGTGCAAAATAAATGCCACGTTGATGAGCTGTTGCTGTTAAATCTTTGTCTATTTTTAATTTAGAATAAGCAAATCCCAATGAACGGTTCTTATGGTCACGTTTTAATGGAAGTCCTTGTGTATTCTTTGCTTCCCACCATTCGAAGTATTTACGTGGATAGTTCTCTTTAATCCATTGAAAT